CCTAGACCTTAAATCAATGTATTCGTCGTATACTTCACCTTTAGGCACAATCGTCATAGGCGCGGCATCAACAATCTTCTTAGGTTTAATCCCCTTACCAAGAACAGCGTCCTCGTTCTTACGAACGTCCAAATCAACTCCAACAAGCTTCTTCTTCCGTTCCTTATCTGGGAGTGATAAAGCTCCGGACCCTAACTCGTTAACAACAGCAGCAGCAACGGCAGGTGCTAAAAACATGTAATATGGGATCCCGTAACATACCGGGACTGTTCACCCTGAGACATTGCCCACCGTGCAGTCTCTTAGCCAGTATATTGGCCCATCAAATTGGTTTTGGTGGATTAACTCAGAGCCCCATCACACACTCCTACCTATGATATAGGGTGGATTTAACGTGGTAACCTCTTTCCACGACACGCAACTACAGACAGTCATCTTGGTCAAAAACTGGCCTACAATACCAGTCCCGACCAAACTCTCCAATAGTACAGCAATTATAGAATTTCTCGAGCTCAATTTGTTCATCGGGCGTGACTCCGAATGCATCATAAAATGAAGCCCTTGCCTCAGGAGTAACGGGACGTGACTTGTATGAACCAACCATATGTGATTCTCTCATGAACCATGGCATAATTTCATTAAAATCCTCAACCGTCCTCAACCCTACAGACTTATTCTTGGAGCGATATTGCTGTATACCATTCCTGACAAACATCTGGTAGAACGCCTGGAAAATTGGCATACCTCCAGCAATGGAGAGCCCACCAGTGCCGACCGCGTTCAACCATAAGCGGAAGAAGTTCTCACTAACGTCGGATTTTAAAAGCACACTATCCTTAGCTATAGCAGTTCTGGGATTGCGGCACATACGCCAGGCAGTACCATCATAAACCGGTTTACACTGACAAAATTCCAGTTGAGCAAAATCGTAAACCGGCTTCTCAATAGCCATATTGAACCCCATGTCTAGGAACCATTTGAAGCAGCTGCTGGAAAATTTCCCAAGATCGCGCCGCTCCATGAAAACGACGCAGTCATCACCATTGTTAGCAAGCTGACCTCGTACTCCAATTTCCTTAAGATAAGCATGGATCATGGAGCACATCAAGACACAATTCCCAAGAGATGTATTCATATCACCACTCATGCGGGTTCCCTCTACCTCGTAACGTATCATCCCATCTTCAGCATACCCAGTGCACTTATTTCGTTCCTGCAATCTCAACCATTTAGCGAGAGTGTCTCTATCCTTCTTCCTCTTAAAACAGTCCAAATATATTGAATGTTCCCAGCGCAGAGCATCTAAAGAAACATGCTGATCAAAGCGGGAAGCATCCAAACCCACTGCAACCGGATCAGAAAACATGTCCCATTTCTCCCTCATAACTTTTGCAACCTGGGAAACATCCATTCCTTTCATGACTGTTCGATGTCCGAACAACTTACCCAACGATTTAAAGATTCGCTCTTCGAGTGGTTTCAAAAATCTACCTACCCTCAAATTATATCGTGGGTTACGGGGTGAAATGACCCGAGGAACAGGGTCAGTTTTAGTTGTTCTGTCAGTTTTCTCAAACTTGATAAAGACCTTAACCTGCGCATCCTCTTCCGGAGTGTGGCCTCCCAACCGCAACTCCTCGAGAGCCTTCTCGTATACCTTCTTCTTGCGGCCCACGTACGAATCAACAAACTGTTGGTAAGTCACAGGGGCGGTCGAGGGAAGAAAAGTGCGTAGAAGACGCCCGGTGGTCTCCAGCCGCCGGGCGAACACGCCTGCTTCAGGCCTAGGTGGGGGCACCAGCTCGCCAGATCCATCAAGGGACTTGACA